TACGCCAGTAAGGTTTAAGTTAATGTTTCCGTAAATCGTAGGATTGGTTGCAGACGTAATGACGCGATCCATACCGGAAGCATTGTCAGATGTTTCTTGCTGAGAGAAGGTAATGCGGCGCACCAATTCATCACGCTTGGGATGCGACCAAAGCCTTGAGAACAATTCGCTCTTAGTCATGTAGTAGCGCTGGATCATGGCTTCTTGCCGATCCGTATACGGCACATCTTCGCGTAACACGCCAATGGCAGCAGGCTCCACCATGTACGGATGGATGCCGTTGCGCCAAACTGGTTTTACAAAGGTAGTGTTGTAGCAAAATGACCAGTTCAATGCTTGACCAAAGACCTGATCTGCGTTGCTATTTAACCAGTAATCGTAGAGTGCCTTGGTTAAAACAGGCACCATACGCTGATACTCTTCAGACTCACTTGCTCCAATGTTGATTGAAAAGCGTGTAGAATCTGCTGCATACATAAACGCAGATAGTTGATCTATGTGCGGAAAGATTTTGTTATATTGCGCTGGCGCTTCTTCTGGCCCTGCACCAAACAGGTAGTAGGATCGCAAGCCTTCTGCTTCCGTGCGTCTGGACTCCATAGACACCATGCACTTTTGCATAATGTCCATGTAGAACATTTCACGTTCTAATGGGTCGGTAGGTATTCTCATTTTTCAACTTTTAAGTTTTGATGGTCGGCAATATAACTGCCAATACGCGGCCCCGAAAGTTTTGCTGATTCTTTGACTGCACCAATGCCGGATACATTTTCACCTCCGACAGAACGTAAGTTAAAGCCGCCAAGATCACCCGGAGAACCCCATCGTGGGGCAAATGGATTGTCAGGCTTTGCAAACCGTGGCGGTTGTGCCTCACCTTGTTTGACAGACTTCACATCGCTCATCTTAAAGTCCAGTGCAAGTTGTTTCAGGGTCTTGTCGCTACCCTTGGTACGATCACTTGTCATACCTACAGGCTGCAAGAAAACCACTTGTACATCGGTACACCCATGAGGACATACCGCTTCACGCGATTCAAAGTACCCGTGAGCCGGACACTTATAGTCGTTCATCACTGCCATATTAGCCCCTTTTTTTCAATGCGTCATCAAGTCGCGGTTTAGAAAAATCGTATTTATTGGTGATTCCCACCTTTATTTTGATGCCAGAAGGGGTCATTTCTATGCCCATTCCTCGCTTCAAAACTGGTTTAGGCTTCGGGTGGAAGTCGATAAACTTGCGCCCCAGAATGTCTATTCTTGGGCCAGCCTCGCCTTTTTCCAAGGCCAAAAGTGCCTTACTTAGTTTTCTTTGGGTTAGTTCGGTAAATGTGCTTGATCCGTCACGGGTTATGGACTCCATGTGCCGGTAGCCTATGGCGGCAAAGGCTGCAAACATCCGCATGGTAAAGCCACGCTTGCGCTTAGAGCGCATGATCCCAAGTCTGCGAATAATCTCTTGTTTAGTCAGTACCGTATCCATACCTAAAAGCCAAGTGCCTTGAGGTAGTTATTGACCTGTTTCCTGACCTGCTCTCCTTCAGGATTTGTGGCGGCTGTGTCTTGGGCTTCTTTCTTGACACGGGTAAGTCTTTGGGCAATGAGTCTTGGCTGGACTTGCTCTGCATAGGCTGCACAGGCCAGCGCTGAAGCAATAACGCGATCATCTTTTCCCCTTCCATACGCTGCAATCGTCCCTTGGTCACGTACTATACCTTTCATCTCATCTAGTAAATCTATGCAATACACATTACACATACCACGTTCAAAGTAATCCTTGAAGTAATTGAGCATCCGTTCTTTGCTGGAGTGAGTGGTCACCCACCCAATACTGTTTGACACCCCACCAAAGTTGTCATTTCGCCTCCAGAGGTAGTGCTGCATATTGGCTAGCACGTTGTGTAGGCTTGCCGCATCAGAGCCACCCATAGCGGTTGCCTGCCGTTTAAGGTTACGCATCTCGTTAATAACTGCCTGCCCCGGCCCGTTGACTTCTAGGTTTAGGGTTGAGTTCTTATAAGCGCCAGCCAAGTAGCAAATAATCCACGCAAACTGGTAGGTATTTAGTTCTGATGAGCAAAATTCAGCCACCTGATCTAGCCCATCGGCGTAGCAGCGGTAGACCTGCACACAAAAGCGGTCAGCCCAATCAGATGAACCATAGGCAGGGTCAGCACCGATCACATAGTAGGCAGAGTCTATTGGCTCTTCCCAAATAGTCATTGTGGCAAGCCGTGCGGTAGACTGTAGTAACTCAGTATCCTGAAAGTTTGCCCCCATAGAGAAACGGTAATAGTTTGCGTCTATAGATTTGGCTACTTTCATAGCATCGGTACATCTGCTGGTAGAAAAGAACGATGAGCCGGTCATCACAAAGGCGTAGTCCTCTGTGGGAGGAAACTCTTGGTACATTAAGCCTTCGTCTTTAAGTCCTTCGTGCAGTTTCCAGCGCCACCAAGCCATCTGGCGGCTATTGATCTCGTAGTTGTAAATCTTTTTGATCTCTCGCGTCCATTCTTTTTCTTCTGCAGAGAGTTTTCCGTCCCAGTAGACGCGGTATACATCTGAGTTTGCGTCAGCAGCATAGAGTTGATTGCGCCACCAGCCACAGAATATGGCCTTTTGGGTACGCGCTCTCTTGGCTGTTACCCACATATCATGGAACATATTGAACCCACGGGCGGTGGACTCGAACATGTAATAGCGTAGTGGGTTTGTTTCTGCAAGGGAGGCGAGAAGAGAGGCGAGTCCTTCTTCGTCACCCCAAGAAGAAGTCTCAGTGCCGTGCAAGAAAGTGATACCTTTACCGCGTCCCAGTGTGCCTTTTGATCTTGTGCCTGCGACTTGGTAGAACATTCTTGATCGGTTTTTGAGAACCATCTGGTTTCTGTTGTGGGACATGAGAGGAATCTTGTATTCCTTTGGTAGTCCGTCCATGTACATCTGTAGGGTGCTTCTAAACTGTTCACGGTTTTCCTCCGTATCGGTTGTAAGCGTGCCTTGCATACCGGGGTTTAGGAAGTGCCAATACAAATCCATAGCAAGGCTGATAGTGGTTATACCTAACTGCCTGCCTTTAAGCACAATAAAGAAATGAATGTTGTCTTCTAAGCCTTTGGCTACCTCATCAATCACATAGGTCTGCGTACCTAATAGGGTTTCCCCCAAGGTAATCATGCCTTGTTCTTTGGATTCAATCTTTAGGTTGCGGCAAAACTGGTAAAACTTCTTGGTGTCAAACTTCATGCGCGAGACAGTATGGTTAACCCGTGGCAGTTACGGAATCGCTCATGCACCTGCCACTCAGGGTGTTCCTTTTCAAACTCCTCGATAGCAGGCCAAAGACCGCGATCAGGTGAGCCATCATCGACTTCGTTTTTAAACCCCCAAGGGGCATCGGTGTCGTGCATGATGATGTACTGCTTGGCTTTGGAGTGGTGTAACTCCAACTCCATCTTTAGTTGCCCATAGGTATGCAGCGTGTCGATAAAAAGTAAGTCGCAGGTAGGTATATCAATGTGCCGGGAGTCTGCTTGCTTAAACTCGATGCTGATTTCAGACAGTTTGCACAATTCCTCTAACTTCGGGTTTTGGCAGGCATTAATATCCAAGTAGAGCATCCACTTGCCTTTGTAGGGGCTGGCCTCTAAACCAGCCGCCAAGGCGTAGGCAGAGCATCCGCCTCTTACCCCCATTTCAACCACGGAAGAACATTCTTGTGCGTAGTCTCTAAGGGTGGTGAAGTGTTCCCACATATCGGTACACATGGGAGCAATCTGAGGGAGAACCTTATTTAAGTTTGACAATTTTTAGATACTCCTGACCCCAAGGGTGGTTAACCATTAGTTTATACGTTTCAGCGTGTATACCACAATAAGGATAGTCTCCATTAGGTTTAGAGTTTTCCTTATGGCTTTTCATGCAGCGCCAAAAGTAATCCTTATCCAGATTAGACGCTTGCTTAAACCAAGCCTGCGCCGTCTTCTTTACATCAAACCCCCGCACAGTCATTACTGTTGTCTTTCTTGCTTGCTTCTATCCCTAATTCCTACCGCGCAATCCTCTGCTGCACCGTCTGCTATTGGGTCTACTTTCCAAACCCTTTGTTCACAGACTTGGGCGCAAGCCTCCCTCTCGGCAGCCACAGCGTCATTAACCAGCCGATTAGCCTCGGTATGTACCCTCATTAGTTCGGCAAAGAGTTCAGCATGGCTCATCTTGTAGACACGGGCTATGTAGTCATGCCGTGCATCATCGGGTGCCACATTGGTAGGTACGGTCATCTATCCTCTCCCATCACAATGCCAAGCAC